CATTGGAGCAGTTTGGCCATCTACATAATAAGCTTCTACTTCTGTACCAAATTTATTTGTTGTAAATGTAACTCTGTTATTTGCTACCCATTCAAAACGTGATGGTCTTAAATCATCTGCATATAATTCTGTAACTCGCCAATAAGCAACACCATAAAAAAGCAAACTATCGACAGTCCATGAAATCGTGACGGATCTTGGTTGCCGATAGTCTGGCTGCTCTATCCAAAGAGGACTCCCCAGTGCCTCACCACTAGACTTTTTGTAAAGTGCTAATGGCAAGTAGGAAACTACACCAGCTATTAAATTTCTGCAACGTGAAACGGCAGGTACTTGCATGGCAAAATTGCGATCTAATCCACCAGGGAAATTACCAACACCTGTTGTAAATGAACCATAGCCATAGGCTGTGTCCATAATGGCAGGGGCGTATTGCGCTTGTACGGATTCAGTTTTTTTATTTATACCCAAAGCAGACAATAGACCCATAGATATACTTTATACCATAAAACGGACTAATGGTGCAAGTTAGACAAAGATTTGTGCAGTTTTTTGTGGTTTAGTCAATTCTGACACCACCATAGCCAAAGATATAGCAGCTGTAACATCACCAGCCGACTTACGCCTAATAATGCGCCAACCAGCATCATTTGTTTTAGCAGCGCAGTTATTTAAATGTTGTACTAGATCAGATTGACCAGAATGGACTATGCGGTTATTGGCTAAGCCATCTGCTAGGTCTGAACATGCCTGGTAAAACGCTTGGCCACTAACATCTTGCATACGCCATCCGCTTTGTTCTAATTTTGTGGCTATTGTTTGTGTGGCGTACTTGTCAAAACAAATTAAATGTGGGTGATATTTTCTAGCCCACTCATTTATGTCACTTGCCATCTTAACTTCATCTATGGCTATATCACTATGCCAAAGTTGTGCAAGTCCTACAGCTACTTTGCCATCTTTTATCTGACCCATAACCAAAGCGCCAGATCTTCTAGTAGGTGCAATATCAAAGGCCATTATAGTCTGAGGGCCGACAGGTATTTCTAACGTGCTATCGCTACATGCTTCAATAGATCCATAAACCCAAGGGCTTTGTGTGCTATCTACCCACTGGCATAACATTTCAGTACGTGTAGCTTCTATGCTGTTTGTACTTACGCTTTCTTCCAGTGTTTGCTCAGTTATTAAATGCCCTAATGCTGGATTAGCCATAGCCCAGGCTTTTTTATCATGTATTTTGCAATGCTGTGGTGCGCTGTATTCGTAATAACCTAGATTCTCTGGTGGATAAGACTTACAACGCTCTACTAGATCATTTAACACTGTACTAAACCCATCACCTGCGTTGCTTGTCATTAATGTCATTGAGTTTGGCCTTGCACGTGTTACTGGCAGTGCAGCTGTAAAGGCTTCTTCTGACCATTCACGTAATTCGTCAATGTATAGGAAATCTGCCGTCTTACCACGTGGCGCATCTCTGGTAGCTGCTGCAATCTCATACCTAGCACCATTAAGCAAACTAATAGATTCTTGACCATTAGCCAGGCGTATCTGCCTTACCTGATCTTTTAAAAATTGGTTATCTTCTATTGTGTATGCAACCTGCCTAAATGTATCTAATGCCATATTTCGATTAGATGACATGCCCAGGACATTCTTAGAACCCCATAAGAATAGATGGCTTAATATGAGCATACGTGCTAAGTGTGTTTTGCCGTTTTGACGTGCTACTAATACTAGAGCTGTTTTCTTTCGCCAGTTATCGGATTCATCTGTAGATAAAAGATCCTGTAATACAAAACGTTGCCAGGGGATTAAAGGTAAACCTATTTTCTCAGCTAGATCGGCAACCTCATTTACTTTGCTATTGCCTTTTAGTAAAGGCGTGTGGATTCTAGGCTCGGTGCTGCCAATTAGCCCGACCCCTCGTTTAATCTGGCTTGATTCAGTATTAGTTTGCATCAAAGTCCAGCGTATCTGGTTTATTAAAAGGTGAGTCTGGCACTGTGCTGGTGGTCTCAGGGAGAGAAGGTTTCAGAAAGACTGGGGGGGTCGCCTTCTGGCTAAAAAAACGCCCTCCTTTACGGCTATTGTCCTTTTTGCACAGGCTTTGTAGGTTATCCAATGCCCACATATCACCACCCTTTACACGTGGATATATATGATCTACTGTGTCAGCCACACCACCACATATAGCGCAGATCCAACCGTCACGATCAAGTACTGTAATGCGTAGCTTCTTCCACTTACCACTACCTAACGCACGTTCACTCATCTACGTAAATGATCTTCATTGTTATGTGTCTTTAATCTATGACAATTAGCACATAATGTTTGTAAGTTAGATATATCGTTATTATCCCTATTACCATCTATGTGATCTACATCTAATTGAGCTTGTACTACAGCTACAAACCCACATAATTCACAATATGTCTTTTTGTGTTTTCTATATTCACACCTACATGACCAGCATTTCGTATCGAATATTTGTTGACCACTTGTGGCTCTACCTCTTGGTCTTACCTTTTTTCCACAATGGCAAGTACCTCTAATTGTTAAACCATATATAGCCATTAATGCCATCCCTTACGCTTAAAGTGATCTAATGCTTTACACATAGAACCATAGCGCACTAAGTTATATTTAATGCCCCATTCCACTTGACGATACCCGTCTACTTTAGATAAGTACTTACTTCTACCTTGAGGTATACCATAATGTGAACCATTCTTAGCTTTAGGATTCCATCTACTCTCTTTATGATATAACTCATCTAAGCAATAGAACTCAGTAAATGAATGATTTAACTGAATGAATGCATATTGTTTGTAATGCATAGGTTTGTTGATAACTTGAGATTCAGCTCTTTCAAGGCTACTCATTTGTGCTACAAATAGAGCGGTGCCAACTAGCGTGCACCTTGCGAGCCATCCCCTACGGGGCTCGCCTTTTCGCCTTGAGGGCGAATGCGATCTAGAGCGTATCATATGGTGTCAAATCACCGAACAAAACCGCAGGTCAGACGGCATGTCGTGATACGTAGATCATCACCTTCTTGCCAGGTTTGATCATAGCCAATCTCGGTCATGGCTTACTACCCCAACCTCTACCCTTTAGCACAATACCTGGTGCTGAGTACAAACGATTCATAGAAATCTTGCATTTAGGACACTCCATACCGGAATCATCCTCTTTGTAAGTCCTATGTACTGAGCCATAAGTACCACATTCTCTACAGCTGTATTCATAAGTTGGCATCTTTACCCCCAATTAATTGGCAAGTGTGGCAGACCACGGATTGAAATTTCCAACTACCACACTTATCACATCTGGATATGTCTTTGTCAGGCACATCCAAAGCTTCGACTATATTCTTAACCCCTACGCAGCCACAATCCATGCATTGATAAAGCTTAAATCCATCTGGCATTTCCGTAGAATCTAGCCATAAGAACTCAGTATTACGCTTACATCCATTGCATTTGAACTGCGTGTAACTAGTCACGATTGATCAGCTCATGGCATCTAAAGCATGTGCCATCCTTGAATACTCGATCATCATCACAGACTTCACATTTAATAACAGATTGCTCTAAATGCACACCATTGTCATCCATGACAACATGGACACCACGTCCATTTATGAAAGCAATATAGCCCACGATTACTCCTTGTCCTTTGGAAAGTACCACGCGCCGGTACTGGTTTGTTTAGCCCAAATCGCATGCTCTTTAATATTGTCTAAACAGATATAACCATAAAACGGCTTCTTGGTTGTCTTGCTTAGACCCTTCTTTAATGCCATGCCCTTAGCGCAGCCGCATTCTGGCGGTGGATTCGGTGCTTCTGGCACAGCTGTAGTCCAATCACTAGAACCCCACTGCACAGGATCATCTAGTTTAGTTTCTACACTAAAGGATTCTCCAGTGTTTGCAACTCTTTCCATTTCGACTCGGCTAGGTCGTGCACCTTTTTTCGAATAGATGTAGTTAGCCAAAGCACGGCCGATTGCAGAAGATTCTGCCAGTTCACAAGCAAACTTATTAAAGCTCGAACCAGTGCGTATTTCCGATGCCCAACCAGTCGCAACTGGAGTCGCATCAGCCGTAGTTCTGTATAACCTAGCAACAAACACAAATTCATCTGGATTAGAATTTGGCCTATTGACCAGTTCTGTCTGAATAGACCCATCTTCATTATCTTTCCACCATTTCTCTAATCTTTCTTCTACAGTTTCGTAATTGCTTAAATCAAACGCCATTATTCTTTCCAATCAAACTCGGAGTCTTGTTCTGCTTCGAGCACTGTCCTATAGATAGCACCATAGGCGATAAAGTCTTTAACTGAGTCGTAGTGATCTGGAGTTTCAGTAAGCCTAGAAACCTTGACCAACGCCATACATAAAGCAGCTTGGTGTGGTGTGATTGGGTGATCAAGATATGCAGACCACAATCCTGCGATTCTTTGGTGGTTGTAGTATGGGTGTCCATAGACACTTCCACGCTGTTGGATCGTAGTAATGACTTCATTGAATAGATCCTCAGTTTTTGTCATAATCAAACACTGCCCTAGATCTTAGTTTCTCGATCTTCTGATTATGCTCAATAGATGCTTTCCAGCCAGCTGATCTACCTACCCAGTAGCCACGTTCAAACGCTCTACTTTGTAGTTTGTAATAAGCCAATACTAGTACGCCTAGAATCAACATGATCCAAAAAAATATTAGACCATCCTGTCTAGCTTCTAGCCATATGTTATTCATTTGTAGCCCTACCTTCTATGCACACACTTTGTGGCATGTCAATAGTGTGACACCTGTGTACGACTTTGTGGATGATTTCGGGCTGTTTTTTGATAACGATTTGATAACGTTATTTGTAGAATTTGCCCTCAAATATGAAGCTGCCATCTGCATTGATAGGAATGGTTATAACCTGAACCTTACGCTCATGCACATAGGCCACAGCAAAGCCTTGTTGCCAATTAGCATAGCCCCTTGTATATGCCATGCCTGAACTGCTTAAATCTACTAAATTGCCAACCTCAACACCCCACACAGTACGCCCTAATTGGCCTCTAGATGCCTCTGTAAAGGCCGATACCCCTAGTCTATGGGTGTGACCACAGACCACGCTCTTACCTAGCCTTCTAGCCCCGTTTAAGGCCGTTTGTCCAGGTACTTGGCTAAGAGGGAAAGCATCTCCATGAACGGCAGTCCAGCCTGGTGCCCAATCGAGCCCAAAAGGGCTGAACTTGATGCCGAGCTTGTCATATCCCATAAAACGCTCATATTGCATTTCTGGTAAGTTGAGGAAAGATGGTAATCGTTTTTTGATTGATCGGTAAAGTCTGATTCCATGGTTACTTCCTAGTACATCTGTTACCCCTAAGTAACTTAATACTTCTTGTGTTTGTTTTCTATCGTCATTTATGTTGCCAACCATCTCATCAATAGTGCCAGCATTGAAACCACCTAGCTGTGGTAAATCAATCTCATCACCAATACAGATAGTCCTATGCGGATTCCATTTGGCTAAAAAGCGGCCTACTGACTTGACAGATTTTTCATTAAAAAAAGGTACTTGCAGATCTGACACGAACGCAATTTTTTTAATCGTCTTCCTCATAATCATCTAGGGGATCTTTTATTGGATCTGTAGTATCGACTATCCAATCTGGATAACTTGTACGATCCATAGCAAAGGCCAAAGCCGTAGATTCATCCATGCCATTCTTACGGCAAGCCTTATATACCTCATTGGCTGCAATAGCCCAGTAATCTAGCTTAGTTAAGACAGGCTCTTTAGTAGTCCTGCGCTTACGCACCATCTTCTTTGGTTTGCGTTTAGTAGCCATGTTGAAATTATGACTTACTTATGATAATGAACAGTTCATCGACACGCTGTTCTAGCCGACTACTTCTTTCGTCAATCCTGTCAATGGCATCTTTTATCGAGCTGCCACTATTCGGGCGAAGTTCGTTTAGCCAGCCTTTAACTAAGAAGCGAAGCCCTATGAGACCGCCTGATAGCACGGCGATAACGCCAGCGCCAAAGCCAGCCCAATCTCCCGCTGTCATTTCGCATCTGCACCGATGCCATAAGCATTATCGGATTTGTCTAAAGCCCTAGCCGCTGGGCCAGCTAATGCTGCAACTACTACAGACAGTGCTGGGTCTAAACCTAATTCATTACTTGCTAAAAACGTTAAGAAAGATACTAATACCCCACGTGCGTAGGACTTTAGTATTGCTTTTTGCTTTTTGGTTATTTTCATATTTTGCCCCCTAGTAGTGGTATATCGAACGGCTTGCCGTCTTTGTCGCCTGCTTTAGTAAATGAACAATGGATGTGTTTTTTGTGTGGGTTAATGCCACGATACCTGCGCCACTTAAATCCAAATCTTCTTGATGCAATAAAGCCATTATGGATTATGTAAGATATGCGCTTATCGGTTTTAGCACAGACTCTGATTTGGTCAGCCAGATATATCGAGAGCTGTTCGGATGTATCCAAACGAGAATCAATATCAATGGCTCGGACGACCCCAGATTTGTCTGGATTATGATCCGATTTACTGGCGGAATGACGAGCATCACCAATCCACCCATCACTGGTAGTGCGGCGATCTGGATACCAGGTATCAATTTGATCTCTTAACTGTGTACCAGCTTTACAAAGCCACGGCTTCAACCCAGTTACCTATCCCTTCATCCCAAAAG